AGATTGTCCTGCTCTTATCCTATCATATATTCCGTATGATCTAAAATAATATGTTTTATCTACTGGAAAACTTTGTATATCTAATTTAAAAATTTCAGTTCCTGTCATAGAACCCATTAAACCTGCTGCATCTTCAAATATAAACTCAGCTTCCATTGTATGCAATTCTATAGATTCATATATCTCCCAACCTCTACAAAAAGTTATTAAGTTGAATGCACCTTCTTTGTTTTCTAGTCTTTTATCATCTCTATACATGCTAAGACGATATTGTGCCTCACCAGGTCTGGATATTTGTATAGAACTTTTTCTTATTGTACTTTGCATAATTTAAGCCATTACAGATTGGTTTTGATTTATTCTACTTTGCATACCACTACCTCGTTTATTTTGAGATCTTACTCTTGCTGCCATTGATTTAGCACTTTTCTGCATCTGAAGAACTTTTTGGTTTTCAGACGCAACCATTGCTTGAACTCCACTATTATGTGCTTGAACTGCTGCTAATGCTGCTTGAATAGTCGCTTGAATCTTATCATTCATTGCACTGGTAGCATGCTGCCTATCCTTTGATGCTTTTTTATTGTAATAATCTTTTGATCTTTCATCTGCATTACCATTGTTAGGACTGCCATTAGCAGTGCTTACAGGAGATTGAGTCTTAGGTGCTTGACTTATTAAAGTATCACCCTTCTTACCTGTAAATGCAGCTCCTCTATTAGCTCTGTTCTGTTCATACTGAGATCTCTTTTTATCAGTGACTTCACTATCAGTAACTCCTGCATTTTTCTTAGCATAGAAATCTGTAGCAGACTTACCATCATCTTTAGTATATAAACTATTACCCATCTTAAATGTATCTGAGAATGAAAAATCATCATCATTATTAAATAATGGAGTTTTTGAAAATGCATCACCATCAATTAAATTCATATAATTCATTGCTTGGTCTTCATTAGCACCTTTCTTATACAAGAAGTTAGTTAGACCGTCATTATCCTGTGCTAATGAGAAAGCATCCATACCTTTCTTCATGTCACTAGATTTCATGTAAGCATCACTAATTTTATTATCATCAGAATTCAATAAATCCATAAAGAAATTACCACCAAAATCAGATTTAGAAGCACCGTCATCTTTTGCTTTTGCTTGATTGAGTACCTTTCTAATGTTTAATGCAGCACCTCCTGTAGATCCATCACTACCTTCTAGTGCCTTCTTCATTATAGTTCTTTGACTATTTGCTACTGCCTGTTGTGAACCTACACCAGTATCATCAGGTGTTTTATCAGCAACACCAACACCAATAGAATCTGGATATCCATATTTACTAGGTCCCTTCTTCTCCTTCTGACCTGCAAACCACATACCCCACTTATCATATACAACTTGTACAATCTTAGATGTGTCCATTTGACCTTTTAAGAAATCAGCGAGGTTTCTTAATCTTGCACCAAAATCACCTGGTCTATAATCTGCAATGTTTAATCCTAATCCTTTAGAGTGGAAAGGTCCTCCACCTACAGGTTGTCTTCCACCCGCATCATATCCTTTTTCATTAGCTTTATTTTCTTTCTTAAACTTATTATTTCTAAAATTAGGGTGACCATATACTGTCATTCCTCTACTTAACATTTGTCTACCAAGAATCTTGGCAGCCTTCGGACCTCCATCTGGATCAGTGATACCCATTCCACCAGAGTAACCAGGATGATTAGCAGCATCTGCGATACGACCTGTACCTGCTTTTGCTGACATAGCACCACTCAATATATTTCCGATATCACCTGCAGTACCATTGAAGAAGGAATTCATAAAGTTTCCGACTGTGGAACCAGTCTTACCACCTATTAATCCTGCAAGTTGATTACCATATGTTCCTGCTATATCTCTAAATTTAGATGCCCAGTTTCCATCTCCTTTTAAGATATCACCGATACCTAAAGCACTATTAATCCAACCACCTGCTTTAGATCCACCTAAGAAGTTACCTGCAACACCACCAATACCTTTTATAATATCCCAACCAGTTGCCTTACCATTTTCTCCACTACCACCACCTTGGAATATACCCATGATATTACCAATAGCACTACCAGCTCTTTCATTACCAAATAACCCACCGATCATTTGAGCACCGCTTGTCTGACCATCACCCTTGGTTAAGAAATTACCAATCTGACCCCATAAACCAGGTTTTTTAGTTGGTGACTGAGTCTGTGCACCATCACTTGGCCAACCACTACCATATGTTCCTGCTCCAAATCCACCATCTCTACCAGTTCCTGTATTAGCACCACCCCAAGATTTTCCTGATAGTAAGTTTCCTGCACCCTTAAACAAACCACCTAAGAACATCTCAGGTGCTTGTGGCATACCCATACCTGCAGCTGCTACTTTATTATAATCTGTCAAATATGGGTTTGCTCTTGTTGCAGCATTATTAATAGGTATTACATATCCACCACCCTTTTTATCACTTACAACCTGCTCAGTACCGTGACCAATAAATGATGTAGATTTACCTCCGTCCATTGAAACTGGATAACCAGTCTCAGGACCTCTAATCATACCACCATATTTGCTTATAGATCTTCCTGTATTATATTGTTTACCTACAGGTCCTCCAAACTTCCTTTCTGGTACCTCTTCTTCCCCTTCTCCTGCCTCAGCATCACCACCCATCAACAGGGAACCTGCAGCAACTACACCACCAACTACTGCTGCACCTTTCAGTAATCCTGGTCCTCTACTTAAAAATTTTGTACCTGCAACTCCTTTTCCATATTTAAGTGATTTTAACCCTTTTCTTGCTCTTAGTGCATTTCTAAAATTAAACAGTGCAACATTAAAACCTTTGAAGATCATACCGATCTCCTTCATAGTTTTAGCTATTCTAAGAGGATTTAACCATTTAAGTCCTACAATTATAGCACCAAACGCTACTATACCCTTGGCAAACGCAAGTACTCTTTGCCAAGTGCTCATATTTTCACCACCCTTCAATGCTTTTGCAAGACTATTGATACCCGTGACAAAAGCACTACCAATAAACTTACTGATTGCTTTGAATACTCCGTATATTATCTTAAACGTGTTTACTATCGTCTGTTGATTTTTCTTATCTGCTAACCATTTTAATACAGGTATTCCAATCAACATTTTGAAGAGAGCACCAAGCATCATTAGTAGACCTTTTAAGAAATTAGGAGCTTTAAATGCCTCTAATAACTTTCCTGCAAATGTAAATTTCCTCTTTTTAGGTGTTGTATATTCTGGTTCAAATGTTTTTTTCTTTTCTAATGCTTTAGCACGTGCTAATTCTATTTTTTCTATCTTAACAAGACTTGCTGATATACCATTAATTACTCCACCAAGTTGGTTTACTGCCTCAACTTGTTTTGTTTGTACATTTACTAATGCCTTATCTTCTTTCTTTGCATCACTAGCTGCAGCTATTCCTGTTGTAGAAACAAACTTGTAAAGATTAATTTTGCTTGGAGAGACGTTCATACTTAATATTTAGTTGCCAATAGGGACTGCTTTATGAATAGGAACCATCTTTTCAATAATTACAGGCATAGGAATAAACTCTAACTGATTTTGCATTGCATATGCTTTTGATTGTTGAGATTGTTTAGTGCTTAGTAAATTATTACGTGCGTTTTTACCCTTTGATGTAAACACACCAAGTGCCTCAGGCATAACACCTAACTCAGGTGCCATTTCTCGGAGACCATCCATAACAGCATTGACTCCACCACCTTGTATCATACCAGTCACTGTTTTAAATATACTACCAAATCCCATTTGATTTGCTATATCACCAAACAAACTCATTGGAGAGAATCCTCCACCATCTAAACCTGTTACTCCAAATGATCCTAAAATACCACCTAAACCAGGTATTCCACTTATAATACCTCCTATTGAAGGGAATTTATTCATAAATCCACCAATACCACCTAAGAAGTTTTGGAATCCTTGGGGTAAGAAACTGGTAAGACTACCTAAAGCACCAGATATACCACCACTCATAAATCCACCTAAAGCTTGTCCAAGGGGATTGTTTGACATGAACTTACCAAACGAAGACCCTGCACCAAAAGTGCCTGGAAAGAATCCACCCAATGCACCTAGACCACCAGTGATACCTCCCATAATATCACCAGACGCAAATGCAGATACAGCATTTGCTGCTTGCATAAATGGCATGAGTGGTGCCAACGCAGGAATAAATGGTGCTGCTACACTCAAGATAGGCATAGCAACTGAAGCAACTTTACCTATAACACTACCTACCGTGCTAACAACACTACTAACTGCCTTAGTAACACCTGAGAATATCTTTTTAACAAATCCAAAGAGATATTGTGGTACATGTCCACCTTCTTCAAATCCAAATTTCCACCAAGGTTTCTTTGTTTCTCCCTTTTTCTTGAATGGTTGACCTGCAGTGCTTTGATATTGAGGAAGTTTTGAGAAATCATCAGTAGATTTAGAACCTATACCAAAGGCTCCATCAGGCATTGTGTCACCATATCTCTCATTATCTGATTGTACACCCTGATAATTTGTTGCTGAAACAAAAGGCATTGTCTCATAGAACAATCCTTTATTTTTTACAGTTGATAGGGGATTATGTTTCTTACCAAATTTTCTTTCATATGGACTTAACTTCTTTTTCTTAATACCAAAAGCACCTTCGGGCATTGTATCACCATATCTTTCATTGTCAGATTCTACACCTTTGTATTTTTCAGCAGGTACAAAAGGCATTGTATCATAACTCTGTCCTTTTTTCGGAGAAGGTTTAAGTTTCTTTGTTCCTGATGTATCATCACCTGCCTCTTCTTCTCCATCACCTTTAACACCAACCATTGCCTGACCTGAGGTCTTTGTTCCTTCAGAAACTGGATCAGATTTAAAGAATGATTTGTGAAGTAATGGTAGAGTATTCTTGAATCCAAACCCTTCCATCATCCAAGCAATGTTCGGGACTTCTTTACCCATCAAAAGTCCCATAGGACCAAGCATTGCTTTTATAGCTCTTTTAGCACCACCATATATGACTTGTCTTCCTCTTAACCATTTTGGAATCCAATTAGGAGGTTCTTTAGGAAAATCTGGTATTTTTATCTTTGGTATACCTTTATAAAATCTAGTGACTCTCTCTTTCATCCAATTGAAGATATTCTTCACTTGTCCTATAAACGCAGCTGCATCTTCTTTTAATTTTTTACCAGCTGCTTGCCACCCATCACCTTTGAATCCCATGTATAGCAAATTACCTACGTATTCACCAACCATAGTACCAATCCAACTACCAATACCTGGTAATAACCATGTTCCTAATCCACCACCAACTGCTGCACCCGCAGTCTTAAATATCGTTGCTCCCCAAGGATCTCCCTGTAATCTTGAAAATACTGCTGTTAATAAAGTTCCAAAAACAGGTACTTTTCCAAAAGTATTCTTAAATGCTTTGCCGAGGAGTTTTACATTATTCTTCCCCATGAATTTTAAAGCACCACGACCAAAGGATCTGTTAAATCCATACTTGGTAGAAATGCCTGGTTTTGCTCCCGAAGCACTCAGACCTGATGAGGGTTGTTGAACTTTAGGTTTGAATAAATTTGGTTTTGCACGTTGTAATCTCTTAACCTTGTTTAATGCTTCTCTATGTGAAGCTCCTTCTGTTCTAAATCTGTTATATGCAGTTTTACCATTTTTACCATACTGTTTTAATTGAGTATTTTGTTTGGTAGTTAACTTTTTAAATTTATTTTTAACTCTGGTTTTTGTAGTTTTGGTTTTATTTGGACCATCCTTTCCTTTAGTCTTGTCACGATAAAAATCCATTCCCAACATACTGAGAATAGCATCCATAGTCCCAAATGGATTCAATAATACCGTTAAAGCAGATAAACCTAGTACGAGTTTACCTAATCCTTGTAATTTTTCTCCAAAAGTCTTTCCATTTATTAATTGATTAAAAGGTTTAGCTATACCATCAACTACTAATCTTTTTCCCCATTTAAGAAATGTCGTAAATACATATTTAAAATTTTGTACAAATTCTTCTCTTTTCTTTTTTGCAGCAGGATCATTAAACCATGCTTGTAGATTTTTTAACTCTGTTAATACAAACAGTTTCGTCAAGAAACCGATAATAGATGCCAATACTCTCTGGAAACCACCTAAAAGTGAATCTACTAACTTACTGCCGAATTTACCTTTTGTGCTATTTGCCTCTTTTGCCTTTTTAGAGAGATCCTTACCACTAAGTAAGTTTTGACTTTCTATCTCTTCTTCTCTTTGTCTATCCTTTTCTCTTTTTGCTCTTCTGCGTTCTGCAATTTCTACGAGTTTTTCGTTCTTTGCACTCGCTTTATAAATTTTTTCAAGATTATTAACAGTCTTTGCAAGTCCAGATACTGAACCACCTAGTCTATTAGTTGCTAAAAGTGTTGTACGAGCTGCTTCAGTCTTGGCAGCAGACTTTATCCCACTGCTACCAGGATTAATGAACTTATACATTGAGATTTTAGCCACCAGATTTCGCCTGTTGATCCCTTCTATTTTTATCCTCTTCTTGGAGGAATTGGACTAATAAATTCATGTAGATTTCTTTTTCCCAAGGCAGCAAATTCTCGATATGCTCGATTTGCCACTTATGATGATGTATTAATGCAAAATTAGTCTCATAGTAATTCTGCAAACTAGCATGCATTAGGGCTATGCGAAAAAACTCGCTAAACCCTCAAGTTTTACTTCACTCTCAACTTTTGTGTTGGGATTTGTCACTTTTAATGTATGTGCCAATTTTGGCATAGTTTCAAAGAAATCTTGTACTTTTTTAAACTGATCAGAAGTCATTTGGTCAAGAAATGCTGTAATTTCTTCTTTTGGTAAGTCCTTACAATCATATACTTGTTCAACATCTGCAATAGAGTCGATACAACTTGCTGCCATTTTAAAAACTTGATCCACTCCAACCTCTTCGGGTTGAAAATTCATTTCAACAAAGATATCCAAACTTGGATATTTCATCGTTAACACAACTTCTTCAGATAGTTTAATTTCTTTTTTATGACCTTTTGTCTTTACGACTTTAATTTGGTCTAAAGGAATAGATACGTTAACTTGTGTTTCGCCATCATCAGGGCATGTGACAGATACATCTACAGATTCACCAACAGATTTAGTTCTAATCTGTAAGAAAACAAATTCAATGTCAAATGTTGATAATAACTCAACATCTTTAATGTCGGTACATGCTTTAATAATATTTTTAATAGCAGTAATTAGTTCTGCCTGTTCACCTGTCTCAGTTGCAATTAATAGAATCTTCTCTTCTTTTACAAGAAAAGGTCTAAAATTCACTACTCTACTGTCAGATGGAAGTTTTAATTTAAACTTCGGAGTATTTAATACGGGAAGTGCCATAATAAGATATTTTCAGTTGTAATTATTTAGTTAAAAACCCTAAAGGGTATTTTTTTGGGTTGAATTTTTTTGGGGGTTATTTGGGAATAAAAGTCCAAATTATATATGCAACTTACCAGTAACTATCATTACTAATAGGTCCTTTACTAAATCCCATGCCATTTGCGTCATCTGTTGGTACATGTGCACCATGTTCACTCAACTGTATGTTGTTTCTTAATGCAGGATTTTTAACAATGAATTCCTTGTTATTACCATGTGAATAAAGAGGTTTAGTGTAGAATCTATATCTCTCAAAGTTAAATGATACAGTCATTGACATAACTCTTGCTTCGTTGTTATTCAACTGTACTGATCCAATGTTAGTTGGGAATGCATTTCTCAACTCCCACATACCATGACAACTATAGAATTTAGCAAGAGATGCAACTTTATCAAGATTTGACTGTGATATACCTTTATCCTGTTTAAGATAATTTAACAGGTTATTATCTCCTGCCTGACCACCAAAAATTCCTATATCATTTGTAAAGTTATCGACATTTACTCCACCACCTCTTTCAAACTTATATATTCTTATCCTTGGGCAGCAATATTGCTTATAAAAATTTACATATTGATTAGCATCATTATTCATCAATGCAACCCATCTTTCAAATATTGCTCTCGTTCTCTGAGTTCTTGGTATTTTAAATGTCATATTGATCTGACTAAATGCATTACCAGTGGCATATTTGTATGCAGATCCTACATTCATTATCTGTGCTGTAGTTACCTGTTTACTTGGAAGGTTAATAGAGTCACAGTAATAATCTAATAACAATCTATCATCACCTGTCTCCAACTTATCTTCAAGCATAGGAGGACTATTAAATTGAATTGTGTATATGTTAGTATAAGAGAAGTCCCCCATCTTCTTTCTACTAAAAGACATAAACTCTTGAAATTTACTTGGCACTGCACCACCTGCACCAGGTATCCCAGTGAACTGAGTTGCTGCTCCAGCTTTTACTAGATCTAATAGGGCATCAAATATTCCTGCTAACATTATACTTTAAGCTCCTTTTCTGTAATAATCATAAACTTATACCCATTATCCTGACAAACTTCATCAGCTGCCTTCCATTTAGCTTTGTTGACAGCCCAAGTTAGAACTTCACTAACATATCTCTTAGTGATTTTCTTTTGAGTTTTAGGTTCTTTAGTTTGTTTAAATGGTTTTACCTCAACCATATACTTTTTACCTTTGATTTTGACATAGAAGTCTGGATAATACTTGTGCCTTTTACCATCAACAGGACTTACATAAGGAATAACGATCTCCTCACTACCCCATTCTTGTACTGAAGAATTCTGTTGGTCACACCAAAGCATGAACTTATGTTCCCAAGATGAACGGTAAATAATGTTGCGAGGATCGCCTTTATACTTATTTGGATTGCGAGGAATGTATTTTCCTTGTTTAAACCTCATAAATACATATGATACAAGTAATATTATTTAGGCAAAAACTTGAGCATTTATAGATATCCAGAACAACCACCCGCACAAGAGGAGAATGGACTTGGTTTAGCAGACGCTGAAACAGGTGCTATTGACTATCTTATGCTGCGTAGAGAGAGGTTTGATTATGATGCAACTAATGTACCTGCTTTTTATAATAGAGAAATACCTGGTAATAGAGCAACTGTAGTACAACATCCAGATAGATGTTATATTGCGATACCACCTGGCATTCAGACATCTTATGGTCCTGCATATAGAAGAGCAGACATTGGTGTTGCAGGTGTGACGGCAACAGGTATGTTGAATGGAAATGAAAATGATTTCACAGAATTAGCAAAAACTTTACAAGATGCTGCAGGTGCTGCACTACCTGAGTTTTCTACCAACATGGTATTACAAATGGTAAACGGATTCAATAACTTTGTAGGACTACAAGGTAATTTGGATCTTAATGCTATTGAAAACCTACAAAGTGGTAGAATATTCAACCCATATAGTGAACAAATATTTCAAGGTATGAGTTTTAGAACACATAACTTTGCATTCAAATTCTTTGCTCGTGATCCACAAGAGTCAAAAACTATACAATCTATTATAGATTATGTGAAGATTGGATCCTTACCGAGAGTTCGTTCTGGTGATATGGGTAAAAGTTATTCTAATAACCAAGATACATTTGATATCTTAGGTAATGATAAAGTGACTAAGGTTGAGAGAAAGGACGGATATAAAAATCTATGGCAAGATGACTTCTTCAAGAAATATAATGAGGGTTATGCAAGGAACAATAGATTCTTTGAGATACCTGATAGATTTCAATTAAGATTCTGTCGTTTTGGTGCAAATGCTACTGGTGGAATGAATAATTTAGGTGAAAGTACAAGAAGAGATCTAATGTTTAAGATTTATCCTTCAGTTTGTACTGGTATATCTGTAAACTATACACCAGATAATCAGTATGTTGCACTGAAGTCACCGCAATCTGATGGAATTTCAGTTCCTGCAGTAGTTTTACAACTTAGTTTTACTGAGACAAGACTACTAACAGAAAACGACGTAGCAGTGGGGTACTAATGCAATACTTTTCTTTACTTCCAAATGTATTTGTTGGCGAAGGCATCACAGATGATGAACCTTACAGATACCGTCTGGTTAAAAACCTTTTCAGACGTACTAAACTTAGAGAGGATCTAGATCAATACATTACATTACTAGAGACAAGAATAATTCCTGATGGAATGAGACCTGAGGAGGTGGCATTACAAGCTTTAGGTAGTCCATATTTAGATTGGATTCTTCTTATGGTGAACGAAGTTACTGATGTATATGAACAGTGGCCAAGAAGTGAAGAGAGATTACTAAATTATGTGCAAGAAAAATATGATTTGCCTGATGGTATACATCATTATGAAACTGTAGAAGCAAAGTATAATAATGTTGTAGTACTAAAGCAAGGTGTGACAGTCAATGGTGATTGGAGAACTATCTTGCCTGATGGAACTACACTAGGAGCAGACCAATCAATATTTCCTGTGACAAACTATGAGCATGAGAGATATATTAATGACAAGAAAGCAATACTTAAGATACCTACTCAACCAGTTGTTGAATTTATCCTTTCTGAGTTTGAAGAGTTAATCTCATATAAACCTCATAAAGAATTGGATAAGGAGGGTAATAAGAAAACTGAGTTAAGTGCAGCAGCAAGATTCTTAGAAAGTTCTGGTTATGTCACTGGTAGTGTGAACCTATCAACAAGTGTAGGTACAGTCACATCATTTGATAACGGTCCTACTACTACAGCAGCTAGTGTCGGAGTCGTAACTTCTACTACTACAACAGATACTACTACAACTACCACACCAGTTGGTAATCAAGCTTCAGAATCTAATACAACAAGCAGCAGTAGCAGTTCAAGTTCTTCAAGCAGCAGCAGCAGTTCATCCAGTTCTGGATACGGATACTAAAAAACCCTTAAGAGGGCATTTTTTGGCGGGAGATTTTTTGCGATATTTTGGTACTGATTATATGTTTTCCCCTACGTAGGCAGGTACATCACCATCGCCTTCGTCTTCATCATCCTCTTCCTCTGGATTAAAAACTAATAGTTCTTCACCATATTTTATGCCTTCCATTTCTGGATGAGGTGCAGGAACTTTGTATGCTTTCATAGCATCACCATATGATCTTGTTGGTGTATTATTAAATGTATCTAAAGTTGAAGTCATCATCTTCAACATGTATGCAAACGTTGCTGCAAATAACATCACAAAAAATATCAAATATATAAAAACTAACGTGTCGTTCATTGTCCTTTTACTGCCTTAAGTGATGTGCTACTCTTAGTTCTATTTATTATGACAATGAATCTATCAGCAGCAAATGTACCTGCAAGATTCACATCAATCTCATCACCATCCTCCCAGTTGAGGTCACCATTCTTTTTAGTATGAAGCATTGCTTCTTGTACTTGGTCAATAATTTCTTGTGTGAGTTTCATTTTTTCTTTTTAGGATAATATTGGAAACCTTCTGTTTTTTCTACGAGATCAGAAAGTTTAAACGTAATCATTTTATCCCAAGGAGTACCATCTTGATCCATAAGAACTGCTGCTTTCTTGCCTTGTATTCTTTGAACACACCCAACGTATCCTCGGTAGATAGAATTTTCATCTATCACTTTAACTGTAGTACCTGGTAAAATCATAATTAATCTTCGTGATCATCCCATTGATCTGTAAGACCTTTGTTGTTAAAGAATGCTCTGTAGACTCCATACCCTGATAATAATACTAGAATTACTAAGAGTGATATACCAAACGTTTGATTTGGATCAGCATTATAATGTGGTATCAGTGCATCACATTTAGTCCATGTACCTGGTAAGGTATACACAGGAGGACATGATAAAAATAGATTCATCGTTTAAATAATTTTTGAATTGGTACTTGTTTTATTTTATCTAGTACATCACCTTCTACTCTATCAACAATCTTATCAAGAACATCAATATCAATCTCCATGAATGGTGGAATGATACCTAATAATCTTAGCAGACCATCTACGAATAGTGCAAGTGCTGTAAACCCTAGAATCATAGAGATAACTGTAGCATCTCTATTATGTTTCTTCATTGACTCTTCATCAATCCGTTGTGCTTCTGCTACTGCTACACGAACTGCATGATCTATCATCCTATCTACTTCTTGTTTAGTATAGGCATACTTCTTTATTCTTTCCTCTGTCATCTGACCTCCTATGTCTGTAAGGGGGAACTCTTTTATTAACGTCTTTACCATTTAACCTCCATCCATTGCACATCCTATTGTTGCACCACCAATAATACCTGCAGGGATTGCCCACCACCTACCTTTACCTTGGGAACCATAACCTGCTAGTCCACCACCTAGAAGTGCACCGATTGCTGAACCATCAGAGCAATCATTGTCATCATATGTTATGACCTCTCTACGATAGACAGGTGCTACAGACGCTCTTGGAGGGTTGTCACAGGGGACTTCTATGGTATCTACCCAACTCTTTACATAACCAGGACTGCGTTGAGTACCAGGTATATATTCTTCTCTGTATTCTGTGCGAGTACAGGTACTAGCAGTTGAATAACCTGCCTGATATTCATTAGCAAGAACTGAAGCAGGTGTCAATGCGATTATAGATGCAAGTAAAACTTTCATTTTTTTAATTCTGTATGATTATATTATAGCAAAAAAGGGAGTGAGTGTCACTCCCCTTGTGCCAGTTTATAAAGTGAACCTAATCTTCTTCTGCTAATCTAGAGAAGTATGATAGTGTGTCCTCTTCGTCTTGTACTGGAGAAGAAGCAACTGCTTTCTCTCTGAAGTCTGTTACCTCTTGTCCCCAAGAGTTATTCTTTCCTTCTGACAAGTCTTCAAGTGATTCGTCTTCTATGACAGGGTGTGGAGTTGATAGACCCAACACAAGGTCAAGACGTTTCTTTAAAGCATCATATTCTTTAAAATTCTTTGGACTTTCAAACTCAGTTAGTGAATGTCCCTCTTTCCAGATGGACTCTAACTTAGCATCATCATATCCACCAAGAGTTGATGTGTTTGCGAACTCAGACTTATCGTAGTTCCAATATCCATCTAACTTTCTGATCTTCAATTTGAAGTCAGCACCCTTCCAGAAATTGAAAGGATCTAATGGTGACTCGTCAGCAAATGCAGGTTGCATTGCTTCAACAAGTTTGTCAAAGATCTTCTTACCATACTTATACAAGAAAACCCTACCTTCGTTCTCTGGGTGTGCAGGATCTGACACAACGTAGATATTAGAATAGTAAGATAACTTTCTCTTTTGAGCACGAGCAATGTTCTTGTCGGACTCTTTGCCACTGTTCCATAGTTCACGATTGAATTCGCCAACTGGATCATCCTTTCCAATAGTTGTTAAACTATTTTCAATGTACCATTGTCCACCAGGACCTTTGAATGCATGACTCCATACCTTTGCCCAAGGCATGTCCTCACCATCAGGTGCAGGAAGGAATCTAATGACTGCATAGCCATTACCAGACTTATCAAGTTCTGGTTTCCAAAATCTCTCATCAGCACTGTTGTTCTGTTGAGGTTGATTGATTTTTTCAATCTCTTGTGTCAGTTTGCTAAGGGTACTACCTGCAGAGGCAGCTTTCTTAAGTGATGCAAAAGACATAATTGTATTCTCCGTATTTTTGTATTTTGTGTATTGTACTGTGTAATCGTACCATACTATTTATCATGTGTCAAGTTCTTTCTTTCTAGCAGCGTCTAATGTCTCTGTTAATTTGTCCAAACACTCATATAAGTTACTGAATCCAAATGCCTTTGACATTAAGTTAATTCTTTCTTTCATGTCTGCTGCCTCTGCATCCTCTGGTGCAGACAAACACAGTCTTGTATAGAAAGTTCTTTGTTTATCAATTAAGGCACAGCACTTATCTATATGTTCTACACGAGTCTCTTTAGGTTCAAATTGTATCCTTGCTGTCATAGATGCAAGAGTTTGATACGTTGAGAATATATCTCTAAGGTCTTCTTGTACTTGTTCTGAGTGAAAAAATTCTGTCATACTTTTGTTTCTATTGTATCTAAAATAGTTCCTCTATAAACATTACAATCTAATGCTATGAAAGGTTGGTATTTAATAATTTTCATTCTAACTTCTTTCCATATAGGATCAGTTAAAACTCTATCAAAATCTTTTACAAATCCTAAACATGTTTCAAATACTACAAGAGTTTCTAATGAAACCTCTCCTGCAAGATAAGACTTTAATAGTTTAGGATGCTTACCATTCTTTACAGAAAATACTCTATCAAAATAATCTTGATAGGGATAATCATACTCATCTAATAGTAAACATACATCTTCCTTAAATTTATAAGAGAAAGACTCTTGGTTTATCTTCCAACTCCTATAAACATCATCACTAAAAGATTTTATATAACCTTTTGGATCAGATACTAAATTAGCAACGAAGTAATCAACAATTTCTTGATTAGAATACTTGGTTGCTAATTTTTTAAAGAAGTAACGATCATGTCGTTGTTCAAAGGCATCTTCACTGGCACGAACTTTACCATGATACTTATGGTAGTTGTACTTTTCTTTAGTGAAGTGTTGTTTCAATGCAAGATACATTTTATACACTTCAAATCCTGTCACAGTGGTAGGACTCCTTTGGAAGATTTCTTCATGTAATTTAGTCTCTGTGCTTCATGACGGAGACGTTCTTTTAATGGTTTAGAAACTAACTTAGGTACAGTTTCTAACTCAACCTCATTCTCTTGGCAGTAGGTAACGATTGCCTCGATGTAAGTGATCAATCCGTTACTTGCTTTGACTAATCTTTCAATCTCTTGAGAAAATTTAGTTGGTGTCAGGAAGTTATCGTCTTGACCTTTCTTAGCATCTTTAGGCATTAACTTTTCCCCTAACAAATTCCTCAATGTAGGATTTAAGTAGTTGTAAATAGTCATCAAGATTGTGCTTCTGAAAGATTTGTATAGATCCCTCTTCTGTTGCGATAAGTGTGACAATTTTCTTGACCTCAATTCCAGTACGTTCAAGGAACATCGCTGCGTATGCAGTCTCTTGGACAAAATAGTTTTCGATGTGTTCCTCTTTTTTTTCTTTCGTGGACGTTTTAAAATCAATTACTGCCAACTCACCGTCGAACTCCGCTATACAATCAACACGACCTGCTAAACCGAGGTAGTGTGAGTAAAGAAATGATTCTAAACAATGTATATTGTCTATTCGATTGAGAGTATCTTTTGCGGACTGAAACATTCTAACAGACAATGGATTATTATCCAAATACTTTTCGAGATTCAGTTCACCATTGATGTAGTCTTCTGCGATACTATGAAACGCAGTTCCTCTCTGTGTTGCCCTTGCAGTAATACGATTCGCCTCGTCTTCACCAATTTTCTTTCTCCACTTTGAGAAGAAAGCAGCGTTCTTAAACGATGTGATTGAGGTGACGCTTGGGTAATATTTATCAGTTTTAGGTAGTTTATAAAACCTAACACCATCTTTATTCACAGGTTCAACCTCAAGGGGTTCGAGATCAACATCAATAAATGTAAAAGTCATTAAGAAAATCCTAGATTATACTTAGCAATTAGATACGACTTAACTAATCCAGAGCGAACGATGTCACCGATATCAAACTCGACACATGTAAACTCTTTCATTTCGTTAATTATTCTAATAAAATCTGAGATGCCAGACTTCTCATGTTCTCTTGTTAAGTCTGACTGTGCTATGTCTCCACAGAAAACAATCTTAGAATCTTCACCTATCCTTGTAATCATTGAGTCGAGTTCATGAAAGTTTAAATTACTGAACTCATCTACAATAACGATAGTATTATCAAGAGTGACACCACGGATGAAACTGGTAGACCAGAAATCTATAGTGTCCTGAGATCTGAGATTGTCATATAACATCTCAAATGAATTGTCATCAGGCATACTAAACATATACCTTACCATATTTTTATATGGTATCTGATAGAGATAAGATTTATCTTCATGATCACCTGGTAGGAAACCAATCTCTCTAGTAGGAACTAATGACCTTACGATTACTATTTTATCATATTGTGTGGATTCGTCAAGTACTTCGTTCAAAGCAAGATATAATGAAATAAATGTCTTACCTGTACCTGCTGCACCATGTAATAATAAATTTTGCCCACGTTTATATGACTCGAACGCCAACTTCTGATTGTCAGTTATTGGTTCAATGATTGTCATGTAAGACTTATCGATGGGTTTCTTACGTTTCATCATCTTCTTAGACATTGGTTGTATCGGTCCTCCGTTTTGACCGTTACCATTCATTTTCTTTCTCGCTCTTGGCATTATGTAAACCTCGAAAGATTAGCAGTAGGATGATTCTCTTGGACTTTAGACATCACTTCTTTGAATCCGTCCTCCATTTTAGGAGTACCATAAGTGACACCGCCAGTGCCTTGAGACCAGTCTTTATCCCATTCGGGATTGTCCTCTCTCCACTGCTCATAATCTTTAAGACTCATGTTAAGTTCTTGTTTCTCTTGAGTATTTTTATTTATTACTGGGTAAATAGGCATGTTAAAACTCCAATGCTTCAGATGTGATAGGAAATTCTTTGATGAATAGATCTTCAATGGCATGAGCAATATCCATATGCTCTTTCTGTGTGCCATGTCCACCTCTTAATTGTAGATAATGTATCCAAGAACGAACTGTTCCTGTCATATACAATCTTGTAGGTGTTGCTAGTGGGAGAACAAATCTCGCACACTCCTTCGCAATACCCGAAGCGAGGAGTTCATTGTAGAGATCCATAGATTCAACGAAGTGATTCGCAATCTTTTCTTCAAGGTCTTTCTTCTTGTTGTAGGGTACATCATCAGTACTGTTCTGTCTATTTTTTGTATCTTGATGTCGGAGATCAAACATCGGTATCTCTTCTGCTAATAGATTTGTATCAGCATATCTTTGAGAAAACTCTTGGAATGTAAATGATCTATGTCTAAGTATTTGTGCTGCAATACCACGAGTAGTTTCAATCTCTACTGTCATACTTGCTTGCTCAAAGATAGACCAATGACCATGCTTGATACAATACTTTAATAACCCTGCAACCTGTGGGTTGTCTTGATTATTAGGGTTGCTCACACGAGCAATGTATCCAATTAACTTTTCAGCGTCTGGTGTAACAGATACCTTAGTTATTTTCATAATTTTTGAATAGAAGTGATGCTAATAGACCTAGTGCTAGTGCTTGCCAATATGTGATTACTGTTAATCCAAACAGGGTAGGCATGACCCAGTTCCATACTACCTTAACAACAAAAGGTTTAATAAAGAAAGTAATAACAGCACCAACTGCTTTACCACCTAGTTCTTGTTGTTCCTTCTCTGTCATTTGAGATGGATTTTTAAACTTATTATATACTGTCATCGTTTTTTCTTAGGTTTCTTTGCTTTTTCTGTAGGATCATTCCACATGTTAGGTGCTATCCTACCCTCTGCTTGCTTCATTGTGACAAAACCATCCTTGTAGAGATCATAATAATAATCAAAAATTTCTGATTGTTTAGATCCCATTGCCAAATCATACTTTTCATTACCATCTACTTCGTAGACAATAAGAAAGCATGTATATGGTAATGTTTTGTCTTGTGCATCGTCCTTTTTACAATCTTGTTTTAAGATCTTCACGAACGACCTCCCCATGTAATAGATGGGAATGCTTCAGAGACAACTGCTTTAGTAATCCTTTTGTACTTGTCATTCAAGTTACCATCTTTACAGAGGACTAAAAGTTCTGCCTCTTCAGCAGATAGACCTTCTAATAATTGAATGAACATTTGTTCTCTCTTAGTACGACCAAGTTTAGGATCCCCTCCTTTAAAAAACCTATAGAGACCTCTGTACTCGGATTCTAAGCGAGTATGATCTGTCCCTACAGGTGCATCGTTAGGATTGAATGGTACCTCTCCCTCTGGCATCAGACACACAATAGATTCATCAAAGTTAATAACCATGAGTTGCCTTAGAGCAACGCTATTGTGCTTTTGCAGGAGTGTTACCTTTTCCTTTTTAGTTTTAGCATTGGAGACCTTACGTAAGATCTCACTGATGAGCAATCGTGTGTTGCTATTTTCAAGTGTTTTAGGCATAATTAAATTAATTAATCATCGTCGTCGTCTTCATCTTCAACGATCATGTCACGAAGGTATAGTAGATCATCTTGAACTACTTGTCCATCATCATCTAGCATTTCTGGATGAGAAACAGATTTAGCATAGGCAGCATTTTCAATGTAGTCTTCTACATATCCTTTTGCCAACCATGATATCGTGATTCCTAATAGAAATGCTCCGATAGTGACCAGAACAACTAATGTAATTTCTAAAATAAAAGATTCCATTAGATCCTCCGAGAGTATTTGATTCTATTTAGATCGTTTTTTACGACCAGGTTTTCGTTCCTTCTCATACATCCAAGCACCTTCTAAGATACTATAGAGATATTTTCTGATCTTCCTTGCTCTTGGTTTACCAAGATAACCATATGCTTCACGAAGCATTTGATGTTCGGGATCAGAACCTCCCTTGATGTATGCATCGAGATCGGAAATTGTTAAAGCAAGACCACCTGCAGTAGGAGAGTCGATAAACTTCCTAGTGTATGCACGTGTTGCTTTTGAGTCCTTCAAGTAATTATAACACTTAAAGTAAAATTTGTCATCTTTGAAAGCAAGATCAATTGCTTGATCGACCATTTCATAAATGTCATCCATTAAATAATTCCCTCTTCCTGTAAGAAGTGCAAGGTATCTTTACAACCACCTATGTGTTTGTGATCTATTTGCACCTGAGGAAAGGTTGCACCCTCTCCGAACTCAGCATAGAACTCTTTGCGTGTAAAGTCAACACCATACTTGTATTCAATGTATGGAAACTTCACACTATCCATTAATTGTTTTACTCTCTCACACCATTGACAGTTGTCTCTGGAGTAAAGAACAGTTTCATATTTGGATTCCATGCTTATACTATAAGTTTAACTTTATGTATGAATCTACCATACCATAAAAAAAGACCCCTGTCAAGCAGAGGTCTGTAAGTTCCGAATGTAGAGACGCACGAAAGGTCTCGATACTATTTAGAATGTATACTTAGCACCAACTTTAACACCGTATGCGTTGTCAGCAGTCTCGTCTGTTAGAAGAGATACTTCACCGTAAGCACCGATTGACTCAGTTAGATCTAATGATCCACCAACATAACCAATGAAGTCTGTTGAAGACTCACCGTTATCTGGAGATGAAACTACAGGACCACCTGATACATACCAGTTGCTTCCTTCGTATCCAATTTGGAATTCTGTTGAAAGTCCTGTGTAGTCGTCACCTGCGTAAGATGATACTGTTTCCACATTCACGTAAGGACCAGCAAATGCTGCACCAGCTAATAGGAATGGAGATGCTGCTACTGCAGCGATTGTTGATTTAAAATTCATGATTGTTTTTATTGTCTCGCAGATACTAAAAAACCTGCGGATGATCTCACCCTCGACAAGGGTGATTTTTCTACGCAGGGTTACGATCTTTCGAGTCCTTTGTAATAGTATATAGTATACTACAC